CCTATCCCCTGTGTGCCTTGGCAGTCTCAGCCTCTCTATGGGCAGTCGGTGATCCGAGAAGCCCTGCAAGTTTACGCTTGCAGGGCTTTTCTCGTTTTCGGCGGAGGATCTCTCATGAACACGGTCCGCTCTACGCGGCTGATCGTGACAGAGGATGGCACTTCGATGACGGAGGCGAATTGATATGGCCAGAGAGGCCGCTGGAGCTGAGAAAGCCGAGTTCCCAAATGCGTGATCTGCGCGCCAAGGCCGGCACCGACAAGGCGGAATTGCAGACCGGAAACAAACAAGGGTTTGCATCAGCTTTCGCCCGCAAACCCTTGATTCAAGATGGTGCCCGAAGCCGGAATCGAACCGGCACGCCCTTACGAGCGGGGGATTTTAAGTCCCGTGGAGAACTCAATCAGGCTGCGGCTTGAGATAGATTTTCTGGTCCGCAATCAAGTGCAAAAGGCTGCCATGCAGCCCAATGTTTCCGCATGCGTTGAAAGAATTGCGGCCCGGAAAATCCCATGACAAAAACGAAATTATCGACGTCGGCTCCCAGGCTTAGCCGCCCAGCAGTATGCCAATTCTGCATATCAAAAGCGCTCCACATCCATTCCCCCCTAGCGCTCAATACAATGCGAGAATGCTCAACTCGACCGAGTCTGGCACGGAACCGCTGCGAAATATCATGGATAAAAAGTACGAACGCTTTGGCCTGGGGCTTGAAATTACAGGCCTAATTTTTTGCTCTTCGCAACATTTTGGGAGTCGGAGTACACCGGTTGGTGGGATAAAACTTCCGATGAACTGCAATACCTAATTCAAGAAGAAGCCAACCTTTCAACACTTAATGCAGTCGCGAGCATTTTGTCTGTCTCTGCGATTGACGACCCATCAGCAGCGAAAAAGGCGGCGTCATTTGCAAGCTCGCAAGCACAGGACGCAGCTCATAAAATTATCGAAATGAGGCAGGCGCGGAATCAGGCGCTGGAGGGGCAAGCTAAATTATTTTCTGAAATCCGGCTCTGGCTACTTTGCGCTGGCGCAGTTTTTGTTTTGCTCGGGAAAATATTGTTTCTTCGCGCCTACAGCAGGGCTTAACTCGCGTTAGATGGATGACATGGTGGGTAGATTGCCGACCACCATGTCAAGGTGACCCTCGAAATCACGTAACTGCATGATTTAAAAAGAAAACACCTCTATAAATCCACGTCGCAAAACCAGCAATACACCCTATAAGAATCAATAACTTAGAACTGTATTTTCCTACAGTAGTGCTTCCCCTCTCCGGCGTTCTGCCGACAAATACCATTCCAAAATCCTACAGCTCGTCGCCTCACCCTCACCGCACCGCATCGCCTCAATTACTGTATGTATAAACAGTACAAAGTAAGGCGTCCCTGTGGATCCCCTATATATAGAAGACACCGACGACTGGCTCGGCTACCCGACGCCGCTCGAAACCTGCCGGCAACAGCTCAGGCTGTACGAAAACGAGTTCGAGGAACTGAATCGTCAGCTCCGGGAAGAGCGGGAACGGATATTCAAGCTGGTCGAGATGCACGCCGAAGCCGTCCAGCAGAGGGACGGATACATGGCGACGCTACGTGAAAAGGCGGCAGAGACGGCATTGCTCCGCCGAGAGATGTCCAGCTTGCGCACTTCGGCAAATGCACACAAGAAGGAAGCGGAAACCCTTCGCGGCATGCTTGAGGGGCTGACGCCCCAGACAAAGACAAGCATCTAGCGGCTGGGCGCCAGCGTCTTGATGTAGGCCTGGCACGCCTGAAGCGCGATCAGTCCCCGGTCACCTTCGTCGGTGATGTCGACAATTCGTTGAGCATGCGCCGGGTCAAGTCGGGCGCGTACGGTTGCATGATCCACGCCGCCGGGGCCGGCGGTGGCAGGCACTGAACAGCCACCGGCTGAACCCGCGTCGAGGAGGACTGACAGCCGCAGATCAGAAGTGGCAAGCCGATCGCGCAGAAGAGCCTGGTCTTTTTGAGCATTGGTCATTTTCTCGGAGTGTGTTTTGTCAGTGGCCGCCAGCCGTTGCTCCAGGGCCAGACGCTTGTCTTGCTCGGCTTGCTGCGCGGATGCGGCTGCCATGGTCAGCTGATTCAAGGTTTCGGTGTGCAGGCGATTCTGCTCGGACAACTGTTCCCCGTAGCGCCAGTCCTGAAACTGCCAGGCACTGCCGGCGCCGATCAGCACCAGCATCACCGCGCCGATGGCTTTCCACGGAACGGTCATCACGCCAGCACCCGCAAAGCTTTCTCGTAGAAGGCCTGGCGATCAGCGGAGCCATTCGGGGTTCGACCGCGCCGGCCGGTGTTGATGATGCTGCCGATATTCGCGTTGTCTCCCGCATCGGCCAGCGTGTTCAGTCCATGCGTGGCCCACCACCAGGCTGCCGACATCGTGGCGTGCTGCGGCAGCTCCAGTAGCTCCGGCTGATTGATCAGGTCCAGCCCTAGCGCCTCGCCGCACACGGCATAGTTCGCCCGGCCGGTGATCTGGATCAGACCCCGGCCGCAAAACTTCCTGCCATCGCCCGTCACGGTACTGCCCAGATCCTTGCGCCCCTCGTAATTGCGCTGGGCATCAGTCGGCCCCCAGATCTCGCGCACCCAGCGCAATTGACCGGATTCGTGGCCGATCTGGGCAATGAAGGCAGCAACACGCTTCGTGCCCACAATCTGGAAGCACTGCATTGCGGTGTTGAGTACAGGTGCAAAAACGCCGGCTTTGGCGCCGGCGTTCGGGAGGATCTGCAGCAGTTGCTGCTGAGTGATAGACATGGTTTTCTCCAGGCAAAAAAATAACCGCTCAATGGCGGGTTACGATGGCGGTGTCATGTCAGGCTGGCGCTACGGGCCAAACAATGTTGGCGGGATACCCCGACTGCTCGGGTAGCCGGCTCAGTTCGACCCGAAACTTTTTCCATGCCTTCAGCAGCACAGTGCCTTCTGCCGTGGCTTCATCTATATCCACGGCATCCTGCAGTGGTGCGATCGCTCGATCTGCTATGGCGCGAAAATGAGCGGCCTGAGCAACTGCTGAGGCAAGAATACGCTCCGCTTCGGCCTGCTGCTTCGCCGCCTTGGTGATGAGTTGGGACCAGTCGATGTTCATTCTGCAAGCTCACCTTGTTCATTTGGATGGCTGGATAGCGGCGCCGGAAAGATCACAGGGCCATCCGGCACGTTGTCCAGCGGAACCGGGAAGGCTTGCTCCGGGCTGTAGTTCCAAGGATTTGGCAACAGAAGAGTCAAAATCAACTCTCCGTTGACGCGCTCGACATCTCCAGCGAACCAATGCGAAGAAATGGCCGACGCTGGCAGCGTGTCGCCTTCACCGACCCTCGACAGATCAAAATTTTCACCGTTGATGGTGAGGACATCCCCGGCCTTTACCACCGCCAGCACGTCGTCCCGCCTTTGCGGGCTAAGAATAATTCTCATCAGAACCACCGGCCTTTGGCGACTTCATTGATTCGCCAGGTAATATTTACGGGGTTGTAATACGACAGCAGGTACACCGAAGGAAACTTGGTCAGTGAGTCAGTACCCTGTGACACAAGCCAAGCCAGCTGACTGGTTGGTGAGGTAACCGTTACTGTAATCGCGGGCTGAGCGATAAACGGATAGGCAAAATCCGATCCTAAAAACGCGTCCGACCTATAAATAGGAGCCGCCGCCAAGTTGTAGATCGAGGCAAAGATCGTTCTGGTGTTTGTAACCTCCAAAGATCCGTCCGCGAACTTCACATAGGTTCCATTCGCGTTAGAGCCCCTCTCTATGATTGCTCCGGTCGGAACCCCGCCTGATTGAGAGACGGGACCGACAATCGCCGCCGGCGCCAGCTTGGTCGCCGTCCCCGTGGCGTTTCCTGTACCGCCTTGCGCAATGGGCAGCGCAGCCGGTAGTGCCAAGGGCGATCCGCTCGCCCCCAGCGCCGCATACAGCTCATCAAAATTGCTCTGCGTTTTGGTAAAAGCGCTACGCGGGGTATCGCCGCCCACGCCAGTAGGAGCAGTGCC